ACTAAATTATTTTTTTCTTTACAGTCAGTACAAACATACGATGCATCATGAGATAGTTGTGGCATGGCCTCAATAAACTTTCCTATCATTTCAAATTGTTTTGAATTTAAAGACTCCACGAAATCCATCTGGGACTCTAAAGGTTCGTCTTTAAATAACATGTTTTCTTCCTCTGTCATCACATACTCAATGCATTTTAAAATTAAACTAAAAGTTTGTTTGGTGACAGATTCACTATTCAAAATATCTTCATCTACAATATCAATATAAGAAGGGTATTTCATTTGTATACTTACATCGTCATTCAACTTAATAATATTATTTTCATTAGAAACATTTATTACGACATCATCCAAAGGAATTGATATTTCATTTTTGGTTTCACACTTATCGCATTTTGGACTTAATTTTATATTTTCTCCTACTGACTTGGCTCTAATTTTTACAAACATGTATTCAATGTCAAAACTAGTCAAAGTCGTTTTAGCTATTGGTTCATCAACACAAGCCACGATAGTATCTGCGATAGCTTCAAATATCTGTACTTGATCTTCGCTTTCCATTGCCATCATTAAAACCTTTTCTTCTTTTACGAGATATGGTCTAAATCTGACTTTTTGTTGTGTTGAGGGTATTACAAGTTCATACTTTGGCTTATCATTTAATTTGGGTAATGCCATTTCATTTCATCCTTTAATTAACAATTCTTCCTAATGCTGTTCCTATCTGAGTTTTAATAAATTTATCTATGTTATTAGATGCCTCTACAGGGTTTGGAGACCACTTGGTATATGACATTTGCACATTCAATTCCACAATACCGTCTGGGTCATTGTTAAATTGAATGTCATTCATTGTTGTTGGAAAAGCATCAAATAGAGTACAAGAGTAAACTACATCATCATTTGTGACGTAATTCAGGTCTAGCTGACCTTGAGCCAAATCTACTGGTCCAAACTTTGGTAATCTATTCTGTATTTCAGAAGGTAGTCTAGGTAGTCCTATGGGAGTCGAGTAAACAGGTAATCCAATACCTTTTTTAAGTTGCTCTATCACTATTTGTTTACCATACCCATCTCTTCCTCTTAGGTATCCAACCGTCTGATCATCTTGATTGACTGCCAAGGACTGCCACGTGTCAAAGTATTTTCTGATACCATAATCATTTAAAACGTGAAAAGTCATAGACACATCCGTAACAGCATATCCATAAGGAATTTTTTGTAGCTGCATACCAATTCTACGTTCATTTGTGACCACTTGTTTACCTGGTAGAACAACGTCTTTACAAAGAAGATTAACTTCTTCTGAGGATGCACCTGGAATTGATGGAAGCTTTATCCTAAAGACATTTGAACGTGCTATACCATCTTTTGTAGCAACGAGACTTTTTAGTTGATCAATACTAGTAGCCATTAAATCATCCTTCTAGAATCTTTGTACACCGTAGATCCACTTGCTTTTTGCCAATCAGCAGTTGGTAAGAACGTTGCGATTTCCCATTCAGGCGCAGGTATTCTTGCAAAACGACTTCTAACATGTTTATTCAAGTAGTGTTTTACACATGGCTTAAAATATTTAAATTTTGTTGCACTCTTTAGCATTTCATACGTAATATCAAAACGTGTACTTTCATTGTACTTCTCATTTGTTGTTACGTCCATGAGAGCATCTAAAAACTTTGCTCTGAGTACAGGAGGAAGATAGTGTAAGTTCAATCCTAAAAAACCATCCTTTGCTGGTCCTATCACAATAACCAAAGGAAAGGCATCGTAATATGGTAATGTGTCTTTGTGCTTTGGATCATAGAAAAACATTTGCATAGATCCTAAAAGCTTTCTATTAGCAAGTTTAACGGGATCCGACTTCATTATTTCGTTACGGTTTATTCTACGTATACCAGACAAACGTTTACGAAACCAATCCCTAGACTCTTTTGTTCTAGGGGTTATACCTGCACGAAACGCTTCTATTTCTAAGTTTTTAAATATATTTGCCATGGTATTATTTATATCAATTTTAGGGGTTGACGAATCATAAAAATAGTATATAATTATTAAGAGACCTTTGAGATGGGTGATATACTATTTTTTCTTAGGTTTTGGTAGTGGTTTGATTGGCTTGAATTTCTTTTTAGGTTTAGGAAGAATTCCCATAGCTTCTAAATGGTTTTCTGTCCATATCTCAAATCCCCAACCTCTATCTGCTGCATACTCTTGTGCTGCACTCCATTTATTCATGTTCTTCACATATGTCATACCTTCACTGATATACCTTTTAGATTTTTTACCGTGAAAGGGTGGGGGCTTTGTTTCTTTCTCAGGTTTGATTTCAACTAAACAAGTCTTTCCATTTTTCCACGTAATTTTTAAATCCATGAAGTATCTATGATATTTTTTATCAACATCATAAAAGTATGGTATAACAACTTCTTCGCTACTCCATTCTTTTACTAATTCACTATTATCACACCACTTAAATGCATTCCTTTCCCAAAGAGATCTAAATACTATGTTATCACAATCTCCTTTATACTTAAATCTGTTTTTGGGTTTATACTTTCCAGAATATGCCATGATACCTTATAAATAATAGAAACTTTTTTGTATTTAGGTAAGCACATGGCATCATTTAAAAAGAACTTTAAGTTTCCTTTAGAGGACGATGGGTATAAAGGCAAGATCAGTTTTGAGGCTATCAAAGAATCTTATAAAACTTTGCCCCAAACAGTTTTCGATGGATTGGTAGATGCTGCTTCTACTTCTGAGACAGTTACACCTGGTGGACCTGCTGGCGGCGCAAGTATTAGAAGTCTACAACTTACTAGAACGCAGCGACAAAGAGAAATAGAAAATTTGAAGGGTAGGCAAAAAACAGTAACTTCAAATTTGCCGCCACGTATTGCCACTGGTAGAAAAGCCACTTTGTACTTACCCCAAACCTTACAATTTCAAGATAATATTGAATATACTAACGTTGATCTTGGTATTGTGGGTTCTGCAGCAGCGAAAGCATTAGGAGATCCTGCCGCTACTGGTAGATCAGTTTTAGGTGCTATTGGAAACAACCTTACGCCTGATTTTGCTTCGATACAAGAAGCGTTTAATATTGGCTTGCGTAGTGAGGCAGCACAAGTTTCGGCACTTAGGCTTGCCAGTAAACTTAGCCCTGAAGTTCAAGGTGCGATTGAAACTACTACAGGTATTTCACTAAATCCTAATAGAAGATCAACATTGAGAGGTATTGGTATCAGACAATTTAGATTTACATTTAAAATGATTCCAACTTCACTTGACGAGGCAAACGAAATTAAACAAATAGTTCAGTTTTTTAGAGAAGAAATGTACCCTGATACTTCAAATGAGGGGTTAGATGCCGCACTTAGATTTCCAAGCAAGTTTATAATAAAAATGTTTTATGACAATAAAAAAGTAGCCACTAATATACTACCATCTTTTTTAGCAGGAGTAGACGTTGTATATAATTCAAGCGGCATGTCTTTTCATAGTAGCGGTGATTTTCAAGAGACCGATATAAGTTTGAACTTTGTCGAAGAAAGAGCATTGACTAAGAAGGATGTTATTAAAGATGCTGACAATCTAGGCGTAAACTATAGTTTAGCGAATGCTACAACATTACCTCCGACAAGTGTATTAGGCTCAGGAGCAAGATAAATGTCATACTTTAGAAATTTTCCGTTGGTTGACTATAGATTTGGAAACGAAACCACAACAGCACTTTTTCAAAACCTGACAACATACATCGACATTATAGATCAAGTTCGTGACGATCTTACATTGTATGAAAAGTATGTTATTCAAGACGGTGTTCGCCCTGACGTATTATCTTATGAACTATATGGGACAATAGATTTTTATTGGACTTTCTTTTATCTAAATGAAAGCTTGCGTATTCAAGGATGGCCTATGAATAGTTTGGAAGTTTACGACTACGCAAAACAATACTATCCGCATAGAATTATTACAACTGAAGATCCAATGCATGGGGAGTTTTATGTAGGAGACATCCTAGCAAATAGGGATGAAGCAGGTGACGAATTTGGAAACACATTTAAAGCTAGAATACTAGAAAAAAATTACGATTTAGGTCAACTTACTGTAAAACCATTGATTGATGTAAAATCGATAACTCTTATAGAAGGTGGAAGTGGTTATATAAACCCACCAACAGTTACAATATCAGGCGGTAGTGGTACAGGAGCTACAGCACAAGCCATTATGACATTTATAAACAATCAAGGACAAGTGGAGACTTCTGAAACTGTTCAGTCAATAGCAATACAAACAGGAGGCGAAGATTTTGTGGCGGCACCAAGAGTGACTATAAGTGCACCAGATAGACCTAGAGGTGTTCAAGCTACTGCTACTGCAACCATATCAGGATTTTCAATTCCATTCAACACTGATGTTTTCTCTGTAGCGAATCAACCAAATGTGTTATTATGGGATGAAGATAATGCTGCACGTATAACTGCAAAACAAACAGAATTACAGTACAATGCAGCGCACCATTACACCAACAGTGCAGGAGAAAGACAAGACTTAACGATTTTAGCTAATGGTGGAATTCAGGCGAGTAGTACTCTAACAAAGGTTACATATCTTCAGCGTTTAATTGATATTAATGATGAATTGAAAAGTATAAAGATATTTAGACCTGAAGTAGTATCACAGATTAATAATGAGTACCAAAAACTTCTAAGAAATTGATATGTCAGAAATAGTCTCAGCAGAACAATTAAAAATACTTTCTATTACTTTAGACGCAGAGCGTTTCAACAGATCACTTTTTCTTGCTGTTGGAAAAGGTGATGGTATTGTAGTAGAAGTAAATATCTATGAAGACTTATCAAAAGGTTACCTAACTGGTAATATGATAATTCAAGACGATCAAGATATTTACAGACAAGCAGACTTAGTTGGTACTGAAAGGGTTACCATAGATTTTCAAACTCCTGATCAATCATCTGATATTATTACTAAAACTTTTGTTGTGGAAGAGATTGATACTAGCATTAAAACAACAGATTATAGTTCGATGTTAGTTTTGAATTTGATAGAGGATATCAAGTTTTATAACGATCTAGTAAAATACAGTAAAGCTTATACAGGCACGGGAGAACAAATTATAAGCCTTATTGTACAAGATAAATTTAACAGAGAAGTTGTTAATGAAAGCGAAAAACAGTCTGCACAAAATGTGTTCAGATATATTGTTCCTTACATATCTCCTTTGGACGCAATTGTAAAAGTACGTGATAAGATGACTACAGCTTCAGGACTACCTTTTTTCTTTTACTCAACAATTGTGGACAACAAATTTCATCTCATTGACTTAGAAACGATTATAAACTCAACACCATTCAATGTGAAAAAGCCATTTGTATTTGATCAAGAAAATACACAGAAAACCGATTTAGAATCTCAAGCAACAAATATTACTGCCCTTGAAACAGATTTACAAGAAAGTACAATCCAACTTGCTATCGCCGGTGGAATGGGCTTTGGATACGAATCTATAAATGCAACTAGCGGTAAGTTTTTTAAAACTCATAATGATGTGAGTGAGCATTTTGAAGACTTGAAAAATGCTGGTATGTTTCCACAAGACCAAAATTTTATTGCGTTTGATAAAGAGTTCATTGCAGATCCATCTAGCGTTAACACTAACCCAATTACACAATACGATGCACGGATCATGCGAAGAATTGTGACAAACCCCTATACTGATGTCAATGGATATAATCAAGAAGCTTTCCCCGCTCAAGAAATGCTGTATATGATAAAAAATTCAGTTATAAGTCACATGTTCAAAAATTTTTACACTATCAATGTGCCTGGAATTCTTTTCTCAACTTCTAGTATTAAGGCTACAGTGGGTCATTTGATTTCTATGAACATATATAGAAATGACACCGACTATAATGCAAATAGAAAAATAGATGAAAAGCGATCAGGTAATTTTATAATTGTTTCTAAACGCCACATCTTTGATGTCTCAAGCGAAAGACATACAGTTTCTTTAGGACTATGTAAATTGGCTAGTCGGAGGATAGAAGAATGAGCGATTATTATGGTGATAATGTTAGATGGTTTATTGGAAGAATTATTAGTGATAAAGATCCTGATGAGGCTGGTAGATTTCAAGTAAGAATATATGGTGTTCATTCTGAGGAAGTCGAAGATGAATACTTACCGTTTGCTGAAACAATGCTCCCTACCACAGAGGGTGGTGTATCAGGGATTGGCAGAATACCACAATTGAAAAAGAGTGCCTTAGTATTTGGATTTTTTCTAGATGGCACAAATTCACAGCACCCCATCATACTAGGGTCCATGAGTCATGTTGAACAACCATCTTCATCACAAATAAAGGC